GGACGAAGTAGTCCTTATTCCGTAGAGCTTTGTCAATCAGGCACTGGCCCGGTGTAGCGTGGACGGCGCGAGAATCTGGTTTTCCTGCAATCCCGGAAACCCGTCCCACTGGTTCAAAGAGGAGTGGATCGACAAGCGGGAGGAGCACAATGCTCTTTATCTCCACTTCTAGATGACCGACAACCCCAGCCTGAGCGATAAGACGCTTGCCCGTTATCAGTCCATGTATTCCGGTGTGTTTTATGACCGGTATATCCGGGGGCTGTGGGTAGCTGCCGAGGGCCTGGTGTATCCCATGTTCAGCGAAGAGGAACACGTGATGGACGAGATACCCTGGCAAGCCCTCCAGCGGGGGAGATGGTACATCTCGGTAGATTATGGTACAGTGAACCCGACCTCGGCGGGGCTTTGGTGCCTGTGGCGGGGGACGGCGTATCGCGCCGGCGAATATTACTATGACAGTAGGAAGCCTGGGAACCATCAGCGCACGGATGAAGAGCATTATACAGGTCTTGAGGAGCTGGCTGGAGACAAGAAGATAGATCGGATCGTCGTGGACCCATCCGCTGCCAGCTTCAAGGAGACGATCCGGAGGCACGGGAGGTTCGCCGTGTGGGACGCAGACAACAGCGTCGTGGATGGCATCCGGTTGACGGCTTCGCTGCTGCAGGCCGGACGGATCCTGATCCACAGGGACTGCAAGGGCCTGCTGTCGGAGATCGCCGCATACCGCTGGGACACGGAAGCGTCGATGGATACGGTGATAAAAGAAGCGGATCACGCCTGTGACGACATGCGGTACTTCTGCTCCACTATCATGGCGCGGGAAGTGCGGTCTGCGGGCATATGACAAAGATATTTCGATGGGCCATCAAAAAAGAGGAGGATATCTAGCATGAACGAACTGAAGATCTTTGAAGACGAGCGATTTGGGACCATCCGAGCCATCGTGGAAGATGGTAAGACACTGTTCTGTGGGTCCGACGCGACAAAAGCGTTGGGCTACAAGAATTCGAGTAAAGCTCTGACAGACCATTGTAAGGGTGTAACGAAACGTTATATCCATACTCCCGGCGGAAATCAGGAAATGAATTTTATCCCCGAGGGCGATATCTACCGCTTGGCTGCCAAGTCTGAGCTGCCGGGGGCGGAGGAGTTCGAGATCTGGATCTTTGATGAAGTCCTTCCCTCCATCCGCCGCAACGGCGGATACATCTATAGGCAGGAGAACATGACTCCAGAGGAGTTGATGGCAAAAGCGCTGATGGTGGCGCAAAAGACTTTGGCCGACCGGGAGGCCCGCATCTCGGCACTGGAGATCGCCAACTCCGCCCTGACAGTGGAGACGCAGGTCATGAAGCCCAAAGCGGACTACTTCGACGAACTGGTTGATCGGAACCTGCTGACCAATTTCCGGGAGACGGCGAAGCAGTTGGAGGTCAGGGAGCGGGACTTCATCCAGTTCCTGCTCAACAAGAAGTACATCTACCGGGACAAGCGTGGCAAGCTGATGCCCTATGCCCAGCATGTGGATAGCGGCCTGTTCGAGGTCAAGGAGTGCTTCAACGAAAAGACCCAGTGGAGCGGCACCCAGACGATGGTGACGCCCAAGGGGCGGGAGACCTTCCGGCTGCTGTTCGTCGGGGCGGCGTGAATGGCTCGGCTATCAAAAAGAGGAGGATATCCGTCATGAACGAACTGAAAGTGTTCAACTATGAGAGCAATGAGGTCCGCACCATCATGCGTGATGGGGAGCCGTGGTTCGTGCTCAAGGATGTGTGTATGGTGCTGGGCATTGCGAACCATAAGAATGTTGCGGCTAGGCTTGAGGATGATGAAAAAGATGGGGTCCGTATGGCGGACCCCATCGGACGGATGCAGGATACGACCATCATCAACGAGTCGGGCCTGTACGACGTCATCCTCCGTTCTGACAAGCCGGAAGCCAGGCCCTTCCGAAAGTGGGTGACGGGCACCGTCCTCCCGGCGATCCGTAAGACCGGCTCGTACAGCGCCAGCGTCCTGACGGACGGCACGAAGGCCGCGCTTGCCGAAGCCAAGGCGAAGAACGCCCGGGCCCGTGTGGCTTCCATGTGGATGAAGCTGGCCAAGGAAAACCCCATCCCAGAGTACAAGGCGATCTGTGCCCATTATGCCAGCGCGGAGCTGACCGGCGGGCAAGCGGTGCTCCCTCTCCCCGAGGCGACGGAGCGTACATACAGTGCCGCCGAGGTCGGAGAGCTGCTGGATGGCATAAGCGCCGATATAGTGGGGCGCATGGCGAACCAGGCCCCCGCGATCTTGATATGAGGCGGGGGAGATATCGCATCCAAGAGAGGGAGATACATGGGCATCATCGAATGGGCGCTGAACAAGTTCGGCTACACGAAACAGGATAGAGTGACGATCCCTGCCGGGACCATCGAGAAGGAGTTCAGTGTGCTCCCTGCCGCCTCCCGGAAGATGGAGGACGCTATCGACCTCTGGTATTCCATGTATATCGACCACCCTCCCTGGGAGAGCTGCGATGTGCGGCCGCTGGGATTGCCGGGGGCCATCGGTCGGGAGCTGGCCCGTCATGCGTTGACGGAGTTCTCTGTGGCCGTGTCCGGCAGCGAAAGGGCGAAGTACATCGACCGGCAGATGCAACTGGCGGTGGCAAGGTTCGGGATCGATCTGGAGCTGGGCCTCTGCCTGGGCGGGGTGTGCCTCAAGCCGTACCCGGAAGATGGCCGCATCTTGGTGGACGCTTTCACCACGCGCTTCACGCCGACCCGCTTCGATGGGGCCGGCAAGGCGATAGGCGGCGTGTTTGAGAGCAAACCTGTGCGCCAGGGGAAAGACTGGTTCGTCAAGCTGGAGCACCACGACTTCCAGATACGCGAGGATGGCAGCAAGGTCTACGTGGTGGAAAACAAAGCATTCCGCAGCGGACGGGACGGCGGCATCGGTGCTCAGGTCCCTCTCGATGCTATAAAGGAATGGGCAGGACTGGAGGAGCATAAGGAGATCGAAGGTCTGACCGGCCCGCTGTTCTCCTATTTCAAGCCGCCGATAGCCAATCGGGTGGAGCCCGATTCGCCTATGGGGGTCTCCGTGTATTCCGGAGCGGTGATGGACCTCATCCGGGAAGCGGACCTTCAGTGGGAGCGTATCTGGTGGGAGTTCAAGAGCGGGGAGCGGAAGATCTTCTCAGATGCCACGCAGATCGATGCAGGACAGATCGGAGACCGGCTTTTCCTGAAAGGCGCTTTTACCAGCGACGGGAATCTGTTCGAGCAGTTCAGCCCAGAGCTGCGGAACGCTGCACTATATGACGGGCTCCAATATATCTTGAAGATCATCGAGTTCAATGTGGGGCTCGCTTTCGGAACGATCTCCGACCCGCAGTCCGTCAACAAGACGGCCACCGAGGAGATCATGACCAAACACCGGCAGTACGTGACGGAGGACTGCATCCAGGAAACGTTCCAGGCGGCATTGGACGATCTGATCTACGCTATGGACGCGTGGTGCGACCTGGCGCAGCTTGCTCCAGCGGGGGAGTACAGCGTGGGATACAACTGGGGCGACGGGGTCCTGGACGATCCTGAGACCAGGCGGCAGGACATGGCGATGGATATGCAGCGGGTGGCTGCTGGACTGATGAAGCCGGTCGCCTTCGTCATGAAGTGGGACGGCGTGGACGAAGAGACCGCCCGGAAGATGCTACCGGATATGGAAGATATGACGGACGAGGAACAGGACGAGGTGGAGTAAATGCCGCGCTATCCGTTCAGCCCGGAGATATTGGATGCCCTCCCCGAAGAGCTGGCGGAGCTGTTCCGGGGCCTGGAGCTGAAGCTGCTGGAGGAGATCTGCTCCAGGCTTCGTCTGGCCGGCGAGCTGAACGAGGTCACGGTCCAGGACGTCCGGGCTTTGCGCTCCCACGGCGTGGATCTGGAGGACATCAAGAGGGCCATCTCCAAGACGACCGGCGTCGGCATGGACAAGCTGGAGGCCCTGTTGGACGATGTAGTGGCGCGTAACCAAAGATACTACACATCGATGATCGATATCGCGCAGGTGACCTTTCCGCAGAGGCTGGTGGACGAACGGGATATCGACGCCATCCGGCGACAGACTGTCGATGGATTCACCAACCTCACCCGGTCCATGGGGTTCCTGGTACGGGACGGACGGCACAAGGTCATGCTTCCGCCAGCAAAGGCGTACCAGTGGGCCCTGGACAGCGCGGAGCTCCAGATCATGTCCGGCGCGATCAGCTACGACCAGGCCATCGGCGAGGCCGTGCGGCAGTTGGCGAAGAGCGGGCTGTGCGTGGCGTTCGATAAAAATGGAGCCCCGGTCAGGAACGCGGTCAAGTACGAGCGCGGAGGCATCCAACAGCTTGACGTTTGCATTCGCCGCGCGGTGATGACCGGCGTGAACCAGCTCAACCAGAAGTACCGGGAGCAGTCCATGG